GCAAGCGTTGCGCGTTTCGTGCTATAATCTGGTTTTCTTAAACATAATCGGCATCGGAGGATACACATATGCGATTTATTTTTGACCTAGACGATACTGTCATTGACAGCAGCCACCGACAGCGTTTGCTGTCGGGTGGTTCAATCGACCTTGACTACTGGCGGGCGCACTCAACCGTGGGCCTGATTGCTCGCGATTCGCTGCTCCCGCTGGCTGTCAAGATGCAAGAGGCGATTGCCGATGGCCTCGATGTTTGGATATGCACATCTCGCGTTATGGGCGCGGCAGATTATGCATTCCTTCGGATGCATGGGTTGCATCCTCGCGGCGGCATTATCTCTCGGCTGCAAGGCGATGAGCGCGGCTGTGGCGAGCTTAAACTTGCCAAACTTCAAGCCGTAGCCGCTGGCATGGGTCAGGCTTGGCCGGTGTTTGCTGGGAATTCAATAATGTTTGACGATTCCGCCGAGGTTCAAAAAATCGTTGGCGGCGCTGGATTGCGTGTTATCAATCCTGTACAATACAACTTCACAATGCAAAAGGTAGGCTAAACTATGACTATTCAAACTAACACCATTCTGGTGCTCGACACTGAAACTTGCGACCTTCAGGGCCATGTCTATGATGTGGGCTATACCATCGCTAACAAGCGCGGCGAGATTGTGTTAACCCGCAATTGGTTGGTGCAAGAAATATTCACCGACGCCAGCAAAATGATGGGCGCTTTCTATGCTCGCAAATTGTTTAGCCATTATGCCCCAATGCTGGGACGCGGCGAGGTTGAATTGGTGCCTTGGAATGATATTGTGGCGATAATGCGCGGCGACATTGCCGAGCATGGCGTTAACATTCTGGCGGCCTATAATCTCGGCTTTGATCGTCGCGTCATGCGTCAGACTCATGGGCTATTAGGTGACGGCTCGCCTATCTTCGGCGCTGGCACTAAGCAGCTCGATCTGTGGCAATTTGCTTGCGAAACCAAACTCTCGCAAAAGGCATACAAGCGAATTGCGGAGGAAAATGGTTGGGTATCTTCCGCTGGTAACATCAAGACGGGCGCGGAATTTGCCTACCGCTTTTGCTCTGGCGACTTCGGATTTATCGAAGACCATACGGCTTTGTCCGATGCACTTATCGAAACCAAAATCATGGCGGATTGTTTTGCGACCAAGCGAAAAATTCCCTATGGGATTGTGAACGGTTCCCCTTGGCGGATTGTCAATAAAAAAGCGTCGGGTAGCGACCCCGACATTCACGGCTCAAAGGTAGCCGGTAACTAAACCACTAAGGGGCGGAAACGCCCCACCATTTTTATTAAGGGGCGACCATGAAAGGATCAATCATAATTGCAAAAATCTATCTGGCCTATTCTATCCTCACCGACGGCATTATCTGGGGAGGCGCTTTCTGGTATTTTCTTGGTGGGTGATGTTCCACGTGGAACAGGCACCGTCAGCAACGCGCTCGATGGTGCTTGACAACAAATTTTTGGCGCGGGGGCGCCAGTAGTAGTGCGACGACGATGTACAAAAGTGTACCCTGCGCCAGACTAAGTGCAAAAGCTAGCAATGTCAAGTCTTTTTTGCGGGTGTGGGCAAAATTGTTTGAGATTGCAAAGGTCTTCCTGCGCCAGTAGTAGTACGACGATGACCCCGCAGAGGTACCCAGGCGCCGCCGCCCCTTAGTACAACTGTTAGCATGTGGGGCGGGCGCCATTGTACGCGCAACGCAGTGCAAAGTCAAGTGTTTTTGCGGGGTTTGCGCAAATTAATTGCATATTGACAAGTCTTGTGCAGACGTGAGATAATTGTAGAAAACCCCGCAACGGGTGCGATAATTGTAGAAAATTTTAGACAATTGTAGAAAATAAATCTTGACAGAAAAACCCCGCGCGGCGCGCCCCGGAGGTAGGTTGCGTTGGCTTGAACAAAAAAACTTCTTGACATAGATTGCAGGACACAGTATAATGGTTACATTAAATAGGAGAAGATACACATGGAATACAAGTACGTTAGCTTTGACATCGCGGACCAATCATTTAGTTTTTACACGGCTATGGACTGGCACAACCTTATTGCGGAAGCAAAAGAAGAACTAGTTCGTAGCTTTGGCGAAGAGTACTGGGCCGACGCTACATTAGAAGAGCTACTGGAAGGCATGTATGGCGACGAATTCTTTTGGGAAGAGATAGTATAAAGTTCTTGACTTATTTTGCAGTACCCAGTATAATAGTTACATAATTTAGGAGAAGTAGATGACCCCATTAGAACAGCAACAAGCCCGACTTAATCAACTCGTCATGTCCGAAGACTTTGGGCCTGTAGCAGTGATATTAGAAGGACGAGACACTGCGGGTAAGTCATCTACTATTCGTGAGGCTACTCACTATCTGCCTATGAATAAGTTTAGCGTCCAGCTGTCTGCCAAGCCTAGTAAAGAAACTATGGATAATTGGCTGGGCTACTGGAAAACAAAGATGCCTTCTGGCCCTCAGATGGTATTCTATGATCGCTCTTGGTACTCCCGAGCTATGGTTCAAAAGATCAATGGCTGGTGCACAGATGAGCAGTACAAAATCTTCATGGAAACGGTAGAGGCATGGGAAATCTGCCAGCCTGTTCACATGATTAAATTTTGGCTGTCTATCAGCGAAGAAGAGCAGGCTGCCAGGATTCACGAGAGAAAGCACTCTCCATTGAAGTTCTGGAAACTGTCTCCCAATGATGAGAAAGCACTATCCTACTACGATCAGATGACTCTGCTTAAAGAGCGTGTAATAACCCGAGGGGACTGGCATACGATTGATTATAACAAGAAAGCATCAGGCAAGCTAGCTCTTATTACTAAGCTGTGCGATGTGCTGGAACAGAAGTACGAGGGATAAGTTTGGGAAAAGTAGTAGAAAACCATAATCTACAAATTGCATCACAAGTTGTACACATGGTCGCAGCCTACTTCGATTTAGATGTAGAAGTGCATCTAATAGTAGGAAACCTAGGAGATAGCTGGGCTGAGACCATATGCTACTGTGAGGGATTTGGTGAGATTGAGTTCGATAAAGAGTTTATTAGTAACGCAAGTCGAGACGAAGTAATAACTGTAACAGCGCATGAAATGGTGCATATTAAACAGTATGAGTGTGACGGACTTATGTTGTCAGAAAAAGCAGCATATTTCAAAGGAAAGAAGTGGAAGGGTGAGTATTGGTTCTCTCCCTGGGAAGTAGAAGCAAGGGGTTATGAACAAGCATTTTTACATTTCTTTGACCAACTTCAAGAAAATTTTTCTTGACTTTCAAGCCCCGAACCACTATAATAGATTCATAAAATAAAGAAACAAACAAAATTTAAGGAAAATTCAATGAGCGACTTTACCGCAAAACCATCAAGCAACTACACCGAGGACATGATCTCTATGATGGAAGAGATGTATACCAATGCTCCTTCACGAGCAACCGCAGAAGCCCTAGCTGCAGAGTTTGACAAGCCAGTACGCAGCATTATTGCTAAGCTGTCAAGCATGGGTATCTACAAAGCTGAAGCACGAGTAACCAAGCAAGGTACTCCAGTGGTTCGCAAAGAAGAGCTAGTAGCTCAGATTCAGGCATCAGTTGGTGTGGAAGTACCTACTCTTGCCAAAGCTACCAAAGCTGATTTGCAAACGCTTTTATCTGCAATCTCAGTAGTAGCAGTTCAGTAATTCGATGAAGCTAAAGTAGGATTGAGTGGACGGGGGTTCGATTCCCCCCTCCTCCACCACGATGGGGGAGTCAGGTTTCGACAAGCAATCTCAGGTTAGTGGAGAATCGTCAACAGTACCGGATCAAAGACGTTAACAACACTCCGGAAATAAACTAAACGCAAACGATGACGTTTATCAACTAGCTGCATAAGCTAGCGGGGAGAGCCTTTCGCCTTGTTACCCAAAGGAGAGGCACTTAGTAAGCATACTGAGGTTTTGGCTAGTACCATGTAATCAGTATCCTTAGTATGTTTTCTAAATATTATAACGAAAAAGATTTGACACAGAATGCGTAACCTTGTATAATATACGCATATTACGGAGAAATGAATGACAAATTCACAGTTTGATTTATTCATCATGCACAGCGGCATGATGCAAGAAGGACTAAAATCAGAAGAAGCACTTGCTTTTATCTTGAAGACAAAATTATCAACGGCTAAAGATATTGCTTGGTTGGTCGAACATCGAGCAATGAGCGCAGCCGCAGCGTCAGTAGCAAAGGAGGCAGTGAATGGCTAAACGATTAGCACAAGTACAGCACGAGCCTGGGCCACCTAAAAAGTCCAGCTCTAGTGGTAAACCTAACATGGTGAAGTTTTCTTCTATGAACAAGCATAAGAAGCGTTCGTACAAGAAGTACCGAGGCCAAGGACGGTAAAGTTTTAGGTGGGTGGTGTAATGATAACACGTCGATTTCCAAAATCGAAATTTGCAGTTTAATTCTGTGCCCACCTGCCAAAAAATAGTTCTTGACGAACATGTTATATTTCGATATAATATACGCTCAATTCAAGGGAAGCCAGGGACTCTGAGAGGGGTACCACTCATACGAGATAAGGCAGTAAAGATGCAGTGAAGGCCGCTCCTGGCTGCAGCCCTTCCTATCCACGGAGGATGGCCGTGGAGGTTTGCTCTACCGAAGAGCCGTTGCTTTGCTATTAAGATATCGTCAATTGCGTAATATAGCTCCTGGACCTCGGGTTATGAGTCACAGCTCGCTGAACTACCCCAATCAGACGAGTGGGAGAGGTTGCAACCTAGTGTCACCTCTGCTAAGTGGAAAGACGGAGGCAGCCACTTACCCTTGTTAGTGTGAAAATCCTCAGATGAGAAATTGTCTGGGGATTTTTTTATGCGTGTTCAAAAAAATTTCTTGACAAAATTTCGTATGTCCAGTATAATAGATGGTTCATAAGGAGAAATTCTATGGCACAAATAATTCAATTCCCTGAACGCAAAGAAAAAGTACAACTAGAAAAACAAATGGAGGAAATGCAGGAGTCACTAACTGAGCTTTATGAAGCTATCAGAAGAATAGATCAAGGATTCCAAGCAATTCAACAAAACACTTTAGAGTTAGAAGACTCTTACCAAGAACTAATACAGCTCTATGCCGAGATTGTTGGCCCAGAGAATGTAGAAGTGAAATGGCTAGAGTTCTGCACTTTTGTTTCTATGATTCAAGGCGCTGACGGAGAAGTAGAAATATCATTCACACCACCAGAAGATGGAGAAGACTTATAATGGCAAAGCAAGATAATTACTTTTTGTTGGATGCACTCGCACAAAGACTGGAAGGCGAAGTAGCAGTACACAAAGCAAACATTAGAGTGTACATGCAATCCGCAACGGGGATAGGCGAACACCCACAACTCATTGAAGCTATTGAAGCAGAAGTAGCAAAGCTGGCGGAAAGCCAAGAAAAATTGGACACTATTGATAGGCATTTTCAGGTATGAACTACACAGAAGACCAAACTAAGTATATGATTGATGAATATACTAGTAAGCCAACTACTATTACAGTTGAGCGGTTGGCTTCAGAACTCGAGAAGAGTAAAAAATCTATTATCGGAAAGCTTAGCAGAGAAGGAGTGTATCGCCGCTCTGTCTATAAGACAAAATCAGGCGATCAACCTATAACCAAAGAAGAAATGGTGAGAGAGCTGGAAGACGCGTTAGGCTTCAATTTAGAAGCCTTAGCGGGGTTGGAGAAAGCCCCAAAGAACGTACTAAAACTATTAAAGGACAATTTATGTATTACATAATTCTCGGGGCCGTAGCGGGGTTAGCAATTGGATACCTTCAAGTGGAGTTAATACAGTGCGCTATCTAAGAGAGCCTTACCTAGTAGGTACTTACTCTAGTGAAAATAAACAGATTAAACTCTATGAACACTATGAGAACCACGGCGACGAAGAGATCAAGTTCTACAAATTAATCACAATTGAGAAAGATTTACAAAAGTATCCAACTCAAACAGGTGCAATACAACGAATAAAGCGGTTACTCGCTTAAAAATTTTGATCGCGATTGGGCGAAATTAGAACGGATTTTTAGTTAGGGTAGAATAAGAATTGTTTAGCGCGGGGTTATTTGATTTATCCGGGAATTACAGAGTTGATTAAATTACATACTTTGTAATGATAAATGCGGGGATTAGTTGTTACTTGATATCACTTTCAATAATCTTATGGGTTTGGAGATGGAATCTCCCTTAATTCCGATTCCACTCCAATCGCATAAAAATTTCAAACTATCTCGCAACAACGAGTAGTATGAAATCGTAAAGCAATCTTATTGAGTATCAATTTTAATAAATTATATCACAGTTTTTGGCATAAGAAAAGTACTATTTTTGTAAGGTCAGAAGAAAATAAATGTTGACTTCGTTAACACAAACTAAAAAAAGTTTTAGGAGAGATCATGTTAGTATACATTCCAACCTTTGAACCCAAGAATGGAGAGACAGAGGTAATTCAAATTCACGACTACGATACTTGGAGTATGGACCATACGTTATCTCGTATCATATATCCAATGCTAGTAAAATTCAAGGCAGATGCATTGTCCTTTCCTACAACTCTAGAGCAGAGCGATGTTCCCGATTTTCTACAATTGAAAGAAGATTTGACGGAGGAAGAGGAGTTTGACATCTATGAAAAACAGTGGGAGTGGGTATTGAGTGAAATGATCTATGCCTTTGACCTTTTTCGAAACGACTTCCAGGATGGCTATCCAAACTCTGAGGAAAACAAAAGAATGCAGAATGGTTTCGAATTATTTGGAAAATACTTTACACACCTTTGGAGGTAACAATGAACAAAGCAGTAGAAGACATACTCGACTACGCGGAAAGAATGGATCTCACAGCTTTAGAGATATCAGTATTGAATCTAAAGCTACAAGATCTACGACGAGAGATAGAGCCTAAACTTGATCTTGCTCAAGCGATTCACGAATTGCGAGTAGACATGGATCAGTTCATTTACAAAGACGGAGCTTTATTTGCACCTGAAAAAGAGTATTATCAGATCATGCAAAACTTAGAGAACCTCTTACATAGAATATACGGAGAAGTGTATGAAAGTTGAACAATATACAGAGAATGAAGATGGGTCAGCAACCTTAGTAGTTGATCTGACCCCAGAAGAGACTGCAGTGCTGCTTGAGAGTGCTATAATAGAGGCTATTAAAGAGTATATTGATAGGAAGGAAAGAGAGGCTCCGGCAGAGACTTCTAAACGAGGTAATTTACCGAGTAACTCTTTTGAACTGTAGATAGTTGACCGTTACGGTCGTATATAGTAGTAACATAGTGATCTTGATTAATTTTGTGTGTACCATCGCCTGCCTTCGAGACGGTGGTAACCACATCATGTTGAACTCTAGAGGTATACCCCGCATTGCCCACTACAGGGGCAACAGCACTGATTTCCATATTCTCACTCCCACGTTTTAATATTCTTGCCGACCTTAAACCTGCCATAGGGGTTACGGCCTTCAAACTCTGAAGATGTTTCATACCCTACCCCAGCATCCACATACCAAGTATTCTTTTCTACTCTTAATCCTGTCCACACAATATCTGTAGACGTTTCGCTTCGATCATTAAATGGAGTACCATTTGGAATACTGGAAATATGTTCAAATTCTCCATACCATGTGCATCCCTGCAGTATTGCTACTACAGGAAGTATTTTAACTATTGGATTCACTTTCTAAATCCTCCTCTTTTATTCCACACCAATTACAGGGGTATCCCTTCTCTGTAGAAATTATATCGGCCTCACTCCTACACCAGTGTTCCCAGAACTCTGAAGCAGGAGGAAAACCATCGTCCCATCCTAGACCCATTACTCTCCCCAGTTTACGTCGAGTTCGACTGAGAAAATAAGCCAGGCAAAATTTATAGTAAGTCCTTTATTGAAAGAAAGTCGGTACTTTTCTATCTGTAAATTGGGTAATACCCAGATAGTCCAACTTCTTTCGGTTAGGTCGTTTACATACCAATCAACTGCTGTTGTTACATTCTTAAACATCTAATATCTCCTTTAAATTAGGAGGAAAGTAGTCGGGCCCTTTTAATACTTTTCCATCTTCACGATAGATAGGTCTACCACCTTCCCCCAGCTTTGACATATTGCTTTCGTGTACTTCGAGAAAGCATTCATCTAGATCAATTCCAAAAGCGTGACCTGCTCCATAGACTACATAGAGTAGGTCGGTGAGTGCATCTGCTATCTCTACAATATCATCATTGTCGAAAGCCATCTTTAATTCTTCTAGCTCTTCGTCAATCAGATCATATCGTAACTGCTGCGTTCCTGAGTCTCGAAGAGTAGGTTCGTTATGTACCTCTTGTCCAAAAGACTCCATAAAATCTCCAACTGATTCAAAGTTAGATTCTATTCTTGTTCTCATTCCTTTGCCTTTTCTGTTCTCGTATTCGTGCAGCTTGCTTTGCTTTATTGCGTTTAGCACTTGGTTTAGTATAGTGCTGTTTCTCTTTTAACTCTGCTAGATCTTCTTTTGTACTTCTTTTCAGAATTCTAAGGGCACTGGTTATATTGTTATTGCGGACTGCTACTCTCATTAACAATCCGGATCAAAATCAGACCATTCGTCCATCTCGCTAGGTTCATGGTAGTAATCATCGTCGAAATCAAGTTCCGGCACTTCCAATTCTAGTTCGAGTTGTTCAAACAGTTCTTCTGCATTTAGTTTATTTCTGGGCATTATTGTTCCTCTTAAATACCCAACCTCGGTCTCTTAAATACTTTGCTTGCTTTACACAGGCGTTATAGCTTCGGTCAGGAAATAATGTCTCTAAGCGATCTCTATCGCTGCTATGGTAGGTATCTGACAGCAGTACTCTTTCTTCGTGAGACCACGGTCGTTTAGTGTATTGTTTCATAGTTCTTCCAATTACAAGTATAATTATAGTAGATACAACTTCGAATGTCAAGTATTATTTTTATATGTTCCAAGCTAACACATAAAAAATATTCCTTGACATTTTATTTGAATTCGATTATAATATCCGTTGAATCTGAATATAAGTAAAACCAAGTTGGCTAAGGAGCTTCTATATGCTTACCCCCGAAGTTATAATGTTGTTCTTTATTTGCGTTGCTGGATGTGGGTACACCAGCTTCAAGATAGGACACCAAAAAGGCATCGAGGCAGCACTAGATTTTCTGCACGCCACTGGTAGAATTGATCTGGAAAAGGATGAGATATTTTATGAGTAAAGTAACAGGAACACATCTAGGCTGCTTGGTAATGATTACTTATTTTGCATTACAGATTCTAAGGCCGGAGCACCTTATATAACGCCCAAGTGGAGACTGAAGTGAAATACATTAAGTATACGATGGAAGATATTGCCTGCGATGGCATTCTATGTGACTTCATTGGTGCCATGATGGTACTATTTGGAACCTTAGGGGTAATTGCAGTAGCATGATCGGGGCGGGGTCTAACAGGCCCCGTTTTTAGTGGAAGAAAGAAAATGGCATTAGGATTTTTAAAAGAACTGGTTGGACCAGTAAGCGGTCTAGTATCAGAATTTATTGTAGACAAGGATGAAGCAAACAGGCTTGCGCATGAGATTGCGACCCTTGCAGAAAAACAGCACCATGCCGAAGTTATGGCACAGGTGGAAGTAAACAAAACAGAAGCAGCACACAAGTCATTGTTTGTGGCAGGCTGGCGCCCTGCGATTGGCTGGATCTGCGGCCTAGGTATGTTGTCGAATTTTATTATCGTACCCATGACTAACTTTGGATTGGCTCTTGCGGGAAGTCCTGTAGTGGTACCTCTAATAGAGCTGGAAACAATGATGCCAGTATTATTAGGTATGCTAGGACTGGGTGGAATGCGTTCATATGAAAAGGCAAAAGGAATTGCCAGAGAAAAATGAAGCGGAGAACATTAATGAAACTAGAAGAAAAACTATATAAACAGCAACAAGATTTGTTAAATCAAAGAGATGTAATCAGTAACCAACAGAAGAAAATGGCTCAAATGATGGAGGCGGAAGCCCCTTTATTTAAGGATGTCTGCCCCAACTGTGGGGGTGAAGGCTGTACTTGTGCTAGATGGAATTGGTATGGAGAAGCGGATGGTATTAATAACAACCTATAGAAAAATTTATAAAGTTATGAAATCCGGAAGGATTTATAAAGTTTGGAATAAGCAAGAAAAGATACGAAAGGAGCAGAAGGCAAATGAACACAGACAGAGTGTACGAACAGCTTAAGATTGACGAAGGAGTCAAGTATGAGATTTACAGGGACCATTTGGGGTATCCTACTTTTGGAGTCGGGCATTTAGTAACTCGCGATGACGACGAATACGGGCAAGAAATTGGAACGCAGGTTAGCGCCGAACGAGTACAGTCAGCATTTATGAATGATTTACATACTGCTGTGCGAGAGTGTCTGATTTTATATCGAGAGTCGTATTTTGAAGAGTGGCCTAGCGAAGTGCAAGAGATTCTAGTAAATATGATGTTTAACTTAGGCCGCCCTCGTTTGTCAAAGTTTAAAAAGATGCACGCAGCTCTCAATAATGAGGATTGGTGCGAGGCAGCAAAGGAGGGAAGGGATTCTCTTTGGTACCGACAAGTACCGACACGGGCCGAAAGACTCATGAAAAGATTAGAGGCGGTATAGTGGAAAAGATATTACAGTTTTTTATGAAGGGCTTCTATTCCTGGGAGTCAATTATGGACCTAAAGTATAACCCACTTAGATTTATTGGAGACATTAGTTTGCAATGTTACTATATGATGGTTCTTTCTATTATATGGTCAGCTACATTTAGTGCTCTGATTGCTGGTTGGGCGGGGTTGCTGCCTCTAATATTCGGGCATATCGCTGCAGTCTTTGCAACATATTTTACTTATTCTGTATTCTATGACGCACGAAAAGCCGGCAAAAGCTGGTTTATTGATGCAAATAGCATTTATATGCTTAAAAAGAATAAAGACTCACGAAGAAATATTTGCCAATGGAAACTAGACGTTGAGGCGTAGTTATGTATTTCTATGAAGAGGAATATACCATCAATAATGGTATAGGAGTGTTTCCCAGTATAATCTCTAAAGAAGATTGTCAATCAATTATTGATTTTTTTGAGGAGGCTGTCGAAGAGGGTTTGGGGCATGTAGGCTCTGTACATGGGGGGCCGAACACAAGTGTAAAAGATTCTATAGATCTTCAACTTATGCTGGATTCTGGTCTATTTAGTAAAAACTTTAAGTTTGCTTATAGACCAGAAAAGCAACTAAAGCTGGTTAACCTTATTTTAAATGCTATGCACGTTAGTTGCAATTTATATTGCGAATATTTATCTAATAGTCTACAAGTACTCAATCCTCTTAGTGTCGGCCCTCCGCTAAACCTAACTTCTTGTCAGGTACAAAAGTATCCTGAAGGTTCCTTGGGATACCCAGGATTACATATAGAGTCCTCTCCGTTTACCACAACTAGATTTCTTGCTCCTCTTTTATATTTAAACACAATTGAAGACGGAGGAGAAACAGAGGTACCGTATTTTGATACAAAAGTAAAGGCGATGGCGGGAACAATATTGGTACTACCCTGCGATATTCCCTACTATCATAGAGGGCTACCCGCTATCAATCAAGATAAATATGTAGTAACAAGCTGGCTCGAATATCCTTCTGAGGCCCAATTAACTGCTAGTGCTATGGAACACATAGCTGAACTTGAAAGAGATTATTTGATTGCAAGAAAAAAGATAGATACTCTGGCTGAAAATAACTCTTGACATATTAACCCACAGGTGTCATAATACACACTATGAATATTTTTGTACTTGACGAAGATTTAGATAAGTGTGCAGAGTACCATGTTGACAAGCATATCGTCAAGATGCCTCTAGAAGCAGCACAGATGCTCTGCACAAACCACTGGATAGATAAATATCTTGGATACATCCCACGAAAGCTCACCAGCGAAGAGTGGGCGGTTATCAAGGAAGCAAAGAAAAATCCTGTTAGGGACTTTCCTTATCTTCCCACTATGTACAACCACCCATGCACAATCTGGGCTAGAGCCTCCCTCGAAAACTACGAGTGGCTCTACTGCTATGCACTCGCTCTCAACGAAGAGTATAGATACCGATATGGTAAAGATCATAAGTCCGTGTGCGAAGTCATTATCCAACTACCTGATATCAGTCTACCCAGTACCGGTCTTACCACCTTTGCGCAAGCTATGCCAGACGAACTTAAGTCTGACGACGCCATTGCCAGCTACAGAGCCTTCTATCATAAGGATAAGGCCACATTTGCTAGCTGGAAATATCGTGAAAAGCCAGAGTGGTGGAGTGAAACAGAAGCAGATTACGAGGAAAGAATAACACGATGAAAGCAGCAATACTTATACTATTGATTATAGCCGGATGTTTCGGTTGTAAAAATTCTAATGTTTATAGTAGGGGAGAAACACCACCGTGGTATCTAGAGGATGATACCGACATTCACTGTTCAAACGTGTCCGAAGAAGAGACACAGGAGTGCTTTACCTAATGACAGCAAAACTTATTAGTTCATCAAGTCAATGCGTTGTAGAAGACATTGCCTTTGCAGCGAGAGTATCAAATCCTTCTAACCAGAATAATAGTGATACCGCAGAAAAATTAGTACGATATCTGATTCGAGAAGGCCACTGGTCTCCTCTAGAAATGGTATCTGCCACCATTGAAATTGAAACAACACGAGACATTGCACGACAAATGCTGCGTCATCGCTCTTTCTCCTTTCAGGAGTTTAGTCAGCGATATGCTATGCCTGAAGCATTGGGTACTCCTGTTTTCCGTGAAGCACGAGGCCAAGATCCTAAGAATCGACAGAATTCTGTACGACTTGAGGACGGACCAATCCATGCTGAGTGGTTAGTAAAGCAACGAAATGCTTGGGAGGCTGCTCGTACTGCCTACGATTGGGCAATCAAGCAGGGTATTGCTAAAGAGCAAGCTCGTGCTGTCATGCCCGAAGGAATAACTCCTTCACGACTATATATGGCAGGAACTATTCGTAGTTGGGTGCATTTTATTCAGCTACGGAGCGGAAATGGCACACAGCTAGAACATGCACGAATTGCAGTAGAGTGTGCAGAAGCACTAACAGAAATCTTTCCTATGATTACTGAGTTTGTAGACGGAGCGTATAATCCGTGAAGTTTACAATCTATGGAAAGCAAGACTGTGTGTTCTGCGATAAAGCAAGACGATTGCTGAAAAGTAAGAATCTTAGCTTTGATTATATGCAGCTTGACCGCGACTATACAATGGATGATTTATGGGCAAAGGTAAAGTTTACTACCTACCCACAAATTTTTATGGATGGCTACCACATTGGTGGATATGATAAACTTTATAAATATATAGAGAATCTATGACAGGAAAGAAATATGATGGAGAGAAGCCACAAATGTATTTGCTTCCTCCAAAAGCAATCACAGAGGTAGCAAAAGTATTGACCTTTGGCGCCTCTAAGTACGGGCCAGAGAACTGGAGAAAGTTAGATGATCTA